TGAAGCTCAGTCGTTTCAGTTTCGAATGCTTCAAGAGTTGTAATATCTGTTTCATTATCTACAAGACCTCTGATTTCAGTCAGCCTTGATTCGATTTCTTTTCGTCTTAATTCTAAGTTCATGATTGTTTTCTCCTTTTAGATTTGAGTTTTAATTTTAATGCGTTTTTTGATAATTCTTGATTGTTCCTCTTGCTCTACTAACTCCATAGCCTTTAGTTCTAACTCCATAGATTCTAAAGAACGAGCATATATACTAGTTGCATCATATGCCGGAGTATCCACAACCGACACATCATACAAACGTTCTATCTTAGTAATAGTTCTCTTTGGAACTCTACCTTCACGATTCCATACTTGTTCATCGACCGTAAAAGCAAAACTCATTTTATCCAACAAACCACTTCTTACCATTTTGTAGATGTCTTGATTGGTGTTTGTGTCTAATAATTCAGCACGCACTTTCAAACCGATACTATCTACAGTAAGAGATAGGGATTGATTCTTGGTTCTAGCGATAATTAAAAAGGAGTCCATATGATTGTATTTCATCGGAACATCCTTCATCTTCGTTTCTGATAGTGCTCTTGAATCGATTTCTTCTAAGAAACCATATTCTTCATCACCAATTAATGTTTCATTGTTGAAGACCAATGCATAGCCTTCTAATATCATCTTGTCGTCTTCTTCATGAAGCGTGACATCAGCTAATCTAGTTTCCTTTATCATCTTTACGAGTCTCTACTTTCTTTGGTTTTGGTGTTACTTGTTTTTGATATTCATATTCAAGCTCAGAGTCTTTATAGAAAAGTGACTCGAGTTTTTCCTTTTTACAATAATCATCGATGATGACTGTCTTTTTCTTTTGTGTTTCTAAGATGACCTTAAGTGCATCTTCTGATATCTTTCCATTAACTGTTATTTTCATCTTTAGGTTCCTCCGTTCCTACTTGATATTGATTCGCTTTATCGGCATCGACAAAGTTTAATGATTGAAGTCGTTTGTTTCCACCTTCGATAGGTTCTAATCCAAGTAATGCTCTTGATTCGTTAAGTGACATAATTCCAAGACTCATAAGTTTCTCAATTGCAGTTACTTTGGTATTCCATGAAGCATACTGTAATCTTTCGCTGTAAAAGATGATTTCTTCTCCACGCTCAAGTTGATTGTCCGTAAGTAATCCTAAAGAAAAAGCCTCGCTTAACTGAATAGCAAGAGGCTCTATCGTTGACTCATAGAATGAGTTGTACTCATCTTCTGTGTACTTGTTTGTAAAGATTGGAACTGACACTCCAAAGTAATCAAGAATCTTCGCCTGTAAGAATTCAAGTGTATCCTTATCAATCAGTTTAGGATCAACTTCTAAAGGGATATATTCCGACTTCAAATCTATCGGTATAATTGAACTACCTTTGAGACTCACCGATTCTGATAGTGCAGCATCGAATAATTCACGTTGCTTCTTCTTATCGGTTTCTGATAACATTCCATTCATCTTCAAAATACCTTTTATCTGCATGGATGATTTCACAGCATTATCGATTCCTTGAAGCAAGCTGTCATTAATGGATATGGTTTTGAGTATTGCTTCATGATCACCTGTCGATCCTGTGCCACCAAAGATATCGTTTTGTCCGAAATGCCGTCTTAAATGAATGATGTTATCGTATGGTAATATATATGATTCACCGTTATCAAATAAAAACTTGATGAAATAAGTGTCTGAACTATCCACTATCATTTCTACCGTGATTGGTCTTAATGGATATATTCCTTTGAGCTCTCCAGTATCTTTATCGAACTTTGGATAGACAAACGCATTATCATTCAGCAAGAGTAAAGTGATTGTCTTGTATATGAAATCATAAGGTGTCATGATTTCATTTGGCTTATACTTCAAAAGAAAAGACAGCCTACCTTTTTTCTCGGTTACTGTCTTATCGTTTTCGGTTTTAATAAATCTAGGTTTGAGTTTCGCACATTGGCTGGCGACTCGATCAATACATATTTTAACCACATCACTCTTTGATATATTCGTACCAAATGGTGTGTAAAATGTATTTAAATTACTGATTAACTGGAGTGCATCAAATGATCCAGTTTTACTTTTTCTTTTAAAGATAGGCATCCATTCACCTGCTTTCGTAAAGCAATATAAAAGGCACTAATATTAGTGCCTAAGATTTCTAGGAAGGAGGTCCATTGCTGTGTACATCTTTGACAAGATGCAGATAAACTCAATATTGCTTTCAAGTTTATCACCCCCTAATATAATTTAGCTGTGTTACCACAACCAATTCTATTATATCATATTTTCATAATCTGTCTTGTATCTATTTAAAACTACATAAGCAATAATTAAGGCGACTGTTCCATCAATTCTTTTATACTTAGAGTTAAGTTTTGATGGTTGGATGTTTCCATTAAGATCAACCTTCGCTTGTGTATTTGCAAGACACCACTTCATGATTGGATTATTATTGTAATTCACAATATTATTTTTTAGATCTGCTTCCATAATTTTCATAGGTTCAGATAAAGAATAAATTCCTTGTCTAACCTTCTCCATATTAAAACCTAAGTCTTCCATTTCTTTAATCCAATATTGTGAGTTCCATGGATCATATCCTACCCATAAAGGGCGTATTCCATAAGTTTGAATCAATTTCATGAACCATTTAGTAACAAGACTAAAATCATTTTGATTTCCTTCTGTAAGTGTTACAAAACCTTTCTTAATCCAAATATCGTAAGGAACATTGTCTTCTTTGATTCTTTTTTCTACAACTTCACTTGGCATAAAGAAATGTGGAATGACATACTTTATACTGCTTTCTCGCTTTTGAATAACAAGTACTGCAGCAGTTAAATCAGTCGTTGATGATAAATCTACGCCACCAATTGCATATGAATCTCTTAGATCTTCAACGGAATATTTGTCTTCATTGTTTAAATCATCAAATGATAACCAGGACCCTGAATCAGCTTGTTTGATATTGAAGTCTTTACAAAGCATAGTGACTCTTGTTGAAAGGTCGTGTTTTGACTTGTTCATAACATCTTCTAGATAATTATTTAGTTTTACAACACCTAAACTAGGGTTTGATTTCTGCCATGTTAAAGGATCCTCATATATTTCTTTTGTTGAATCTTGAGTATACAACCAAGGTAATACTCTAGCATCTTCAATTTCACCTTTTAACATCTTTCTAGCATAATCTAATTTGTTATCTAAAAAACCACCAACGGTTGTCCCTTCGGTGGTTATGATAAATATAAGCGGTTCTTTCTTTGTTGATTGTGATTGTTTGATTGCATCATAGACTTTTGAGTCCGTCATTTCATGGACTTCATCAATACAACCAACCTCAATATTGTATCCATCTTTGTTTCTTGATTGTGCAGATAACTTTTTAATCTTGTTCTTAGTCTTTGGAGAATAAATGTGATAGATGTTTTTCTTGCTTCTGGTTTCTTTTGACAAAGCTGGTGATTGTTCACGCATATTGTTAATTTCTTCAAATAGGATATTCGCCTGTTCAGTTGTATTGGAAGCACAAACGATATCCACTCCTCCTCTAGAGAGAAAGAATTCAGCTAAATCTATGCCTGCAACGAAAGTAGTCTTTCCATTTTTACGAGCAATTAATAATATGACTTCATTGAATCTACGCAAATCTGAATCAGCCATCTTAAATCCATAAGCAGTTTGTAGTAATGCTTTCTCCCATAGTTCAAGAATAAATGGCATACCATTAAATGGTGACTTAGTATGTTTACAGAAAGTTTCAATAAAATCAATTCTTAAGTTCCCTGGTTGTTCATCAAATCTATAAAGTGGATTCTCCATGTCTTTTATAAGTAGATCTAACTGTGTTTTTAATTCTTCTCCAACGATGATTTTTCCATTCTTGATTTCATTGTAGTATTCAATTAAATAATTCATTCACTTGCTCTCTTAAGAAATTCATCAAAAGCATCATCTCCATCATCTACTTGTGTTCCTAAAATA